TTAACATCGACTGGTCTCCTGTACCCATCCTCCCTAAGTTCGTACGCATTGTCGTAAATAAGATTCTCTCTAGAAACCCTTACCCTAACGTGGAGGCTACTGACCCGCTATCCATCACGGAGAAGGAGCGCAAGAAGGCCGAGGTTAAGTTCAACGTTAAGAATAAGGAGATGCTTAGGGCCGCACAGATGGCCGGTATTGACGTAGGAACTGACGTTGAGAAGATTCCAGACACCCCAGAGGAGGCGGAGATTTTCTTGGAGGCTAACACGAAGATTACATCAGAGATTGCCGCACAGATTGCTACCAGTCTTACACTTGACTGGAACGATTTTAATCACACCACGTACAGACGGTGTGTGAACGATTTGGTTACTTGCGGTATTGCGGTAACTAAACGTGAGAATGACCCCAACTACGGTATCACGAATAACTACGTGGACCCTGCGTACTTCATTCACTCAGCAACGGAAGACCCTGGAATGAATGACCTAACGTACGCCGGACACATCCGTAAGATGACCATTCAGGAACTCAAGCGTATCGCCGGCGACGACATCACGGAGGAGCAGTATCAGAAGTTGGCTAAGAGTGTGCAGAATAAGTACACCAACGACCCGGCTAAGATGTATCAGAATCATTACGATTCATCTACTAGCAAGACGGCGTTCGGATACGATGAGTTTATCGTAGAGGTTCTTGATTTTGAGTTCATCTCAGTAGACGACATCTACTATGAATCTAAGGAGTCTCGTTTCGGCAACGTAGGATTCTACTACAAAGGTCATGAGTTCGTTCCTGCACGTGAAAGCGTGTACGACAGAAAGCCATACCGTATGTCCTACGCAACGGTGTACGGAGGTAAGTACATCATCGGCACGGACATTCTGTTCGATTACGGTTTAAAGAAAAATATCCCAAGAAACGTACACGACATCACCCGTGCTAGACTATCCTACTCCGTAGTGTCAGTCAATATGCGTGGTATGATTCCTAAGTCGTTGGTATCCGGTGTTACGAGTTTCGCTGACCAACTCCAGATTACGCACCTCAAGATTCAACAGGCCATCGCTAAGGCGAAGCCTGACGGATTGATTATTGACATCGAAGGTCTTGAGAACGTTCAGTTGGGTAAGGGCGGTGAACTACAGCCTCTGGAAATTCAGGATATCTACGAACAGACGGGTGTATTCTACTACCGCTCTAAGAACCCAGAAGGTGGATTCCAGAATCCCCCTGTCAGAGAGATTTCAAACCAGATTCGGAACATCAATGAATTGGTGAGCCTATATAACCACTATCTCCGCATGATTAGAGACGCTACGGGTCTCAACGAGGTGGTAGACGGCTCCACCCCTAAAGGGGATGCGCTGGTGGGCGTGCGTCAGCAGGCTATTGAAGCCTCTAACAACGCTACCTACGATATCACGCATTCCGCTATGATTTTGTACAAGAAGGTATGCGAGGACATCGTAAAATGTCTGCAAATCCTACCTACTGATTCAGTAATCTACAGAACGTATGAAAACGCTATTGGTAAATCGAATATGGATGTTCTTTCATCATTTAGAGACCTTCCTATGTATAATTTCGGTGTCCGTGTAGTAGCCGAGATGTCCGACATGGACAAGGCTTACTTGGAGCAGAACATTCAGCAGGCCCTAGCCCAGAAGGAGATTGACCTTGAGGACGCAATGGCCGTAAGAAGACTTAAGGACGTAGACCAAGCAGAGCAGTTGCTAGTTGTTAGGCGCAAGAAGCGCATTAAGCAGCAGCAGGAGATTGCCATGCAAAACTCACAGATGCAGGCACAGATGAATCAACAGACGGCGGCTGCTGCGTCTCAAGGTAAGATGCAAGAGGAGCAGTTGAAGTCTCAGGCTGAATTGCAAAAGATACAAGCGGAAACCCAAGCCAAGGAGTACTTGCTTCAGGTAGAATATAAACTGAAGATGGAACTCGCTAGGGTTGAGTCTGAATCTAGTCAAGTAACACGTCAAGAGGATATGGCGTTTCGCTCCGGATTAGAGCAGAAACGTGAGGAAGCAAAAGACGAGAGAGTTAAGAAGCAAGCGGTTGAGCAATCAAAGTTGATTAGCCAGCGTCAGGGACAACGTGGAGAGTTGGAGGACTCTCAAACAGACCTCTTAAGTCAAATTATTGGTAATCAGTAACTTAGTATCTTTGCGACATGGCAGCCACCTCAGTAAATTTAGACACCGCAAAAAGAGTAGACATCACCTGTAGAAAGGGTGACACGTTTAATCTTATCGTAACGTTTAAAGACGCTAACGGAGATGCTATTGATTTGTCTTCAGGCTATCAGTGGAAGATGGACGTGAAGGATACGGATACATCTTCTTCCGACATTATTGCTGATGATTCCTTCTCTTACGCCGGAAACTCATCAGGTGAACTGACTATTTCTTCAACTGCAGTAACGATGGCTGCTGTCACTTCTGGCACTTATGTATACGACCTGCAAAGTTCCGTTGCTGGCGTTGTCAAAACTTGGCTATACGGAATTTTTAAAATAAATGAAGATATTTCAGAATGAGTAATCTCAGTGTACAATCGGGCGATACGGTCAATGTTAGCGTTAATCAAACGTCTACATCTGGGGTGTCTTTGGTTAGACAGCCTACGAGTACTGTTTCCATTACTGGCATCGTTGGCGGTGGCGGTGATGCCAATTATGTACACCTACAAGGCTCTCCAGCCTCCACGTGGGAGGTTCAACATAACCTAGGTAAAAGACCATCAGTAACTGTTGTTAGTTCAACGGATGCTGTGGTTTATGGTATTGTGGAATATATAGACGATAACAACGTAAGACTAACTTTTGAATCTGGGGCTTTCTCTGGCAAAGCCTACTTTAACTAATCTGCTATGGCTATAAAATTTTTATCAGCGATTGACTTAGGGGGCTTAGAACTTATCAATGCCAAACCTCAATTCGTTGTAGGCTCAAACCTTATCAACTCAGGAACTCCCGGCGTGGGAGAACTCCTTGCTTCGGCCCATGAGGGTCGTATTGTTTACGACTCTACCGCTAATGTGGTTAAGTTTTCTGACGGTAGCACTTGGCTAGATGTTTCTGGTGACATCCGCTCTATTTCAGCCGGAGATGGTCTTACCGGTGATGCTACCTCTGGGGACGTAACGCTTGCCGTTGGCGCAGGAACCGGTATCACGGTAAATGCAAATGACGTACAACTTGATACCACCCACACCCGAAACGTAGCGCACGACACCGTACTCCTTACGGCAGGTGGCGGTTTGACCGGTGGTGGTGCTATTGACACATCTCGGACGTTTGCTGTTGGTGCCGGTACGGGTATCACGGTAAATGCAGATGATGTAGAGTTGAAGAATGCTGACAACCTCACCCAGTATAAACTGTTGATGTGGGGCGCTGACCAGTTGGAGCAACCAAACATCACTCGCACGGTAGACCTTAGCGATAATGAAACCATCACCTTCGGTGGCGCTGAGGTTGTTGTCTCCGGTAACCTTACCGTCAATGGTACCACCACTAGCGTAAACTCTAACGAGGTTAACATCGGTGATTCCGTCATCAAGTTGAACTCTGATGAGACTGGAGCCGCTACGCAGGATGCAGGTTTTGAAGTTGAGCGTGGAACAGATTCCAATGTATCGTTCATTTGGAATGAAACAGACGACTACTTCTCTACTGTAGACCAGAAACTTCATGTTGGAGACCTCCCATCCTATACTGTACCATCATCTATTGCTTCGCAGGCTACTGGAACTCAGATATTGGTTAACGATGGAACTAGCGGCAATACGGGTGTTGTCCGTAAAATGTCCGCCGCTAACTTCTGGCGTTTTGCGGGTACTCCAATTATCTATACTCTTGACGCAAATCAGGGTAACGTAACTAAGAGCAGTAATACATACACGGTTACTCACGACCTTCAGACCAAGGCTGTAATCGCACAGGTTATTGATACGACTACATTTGAAACTGTCCATGTTGATGTTGCTCGTACAGACAATACCACCGTCACGGTTGCATTTGGTTCATCTGTTACTGATGGCGACTACATGATTGTGTTGACTGGTGCTCGTAGAAGTGGTGACACCGTAGCGAGTGCTCCTACCGGACCTTCTGGTGATGAAGCCGGATAATAACTAAAACATCTCATAACAAGGAGGGGGCTGGCGTTGTGCTACGCCCCCTTTCTTTTTCGTATTTTTGACAATCAGTAGATTACAAAGGATATGTCTCAAAAGTTTTTAAGTTCCGTAGCGTTAACGGGAATCAGTAACGGTTCCATTTTAAAAGTCAATTCAAGCGGTGAGATTGTCGCTGCGGTAGCGGGCACAGACTATGTGTCTTCAGCCACGGCCTCTCAATGGACAACTAGTGGTAATGATATCTATTACAGTACAGGGAATGTAGGCATAGGAGAATCGTCCCCTGACGGAATCCTACACTTAAAAGGCTCTTCTCAGGCTACTGAATTCTACATTGAGTCTAGCACTGGAACCGCTTCTACGTCTGGCGCCATCAAGATTGCACAAAACAACCGCAGCACAGAGAGCCTTGCTGGAGAGATGGTATTCTACGTTCAGGATAACAACGTAGGAGGCACATACTGGAGAGAGGCGATGGCTATTATCAACAACGGTAATGTAGGCATCGGTAACTCTTCCCCCGGAAACAACAGACTCAAGGTAACGGGTGCTACGGATATTACCGGAACTCTTACTTTGTCCGGGTATACCGCAGGATTGCTTAAGACTAATTCAAGCGGCACAGTGTCTCTTGACACCAATACGTACCTGACCACATCCACTGCTTCTACCACGTATCTGCCGCTCACTGGCGGAACGGTGGCGAACGGCAACAACGCTTCTCCCCTGACCATCGGAAGAACTTCAGCCTCAGCGCTTCAGGTTGGGGTTAAGTTTAGCGCCGATGATGGAGAATCAGTACCGTCTGAAGTTTACTTCGGGATGGGTACTGACGGAAATCCCTACTGGGCGTCTACGGCTAACTTAACCGCAGGAAGTGAAATATGGCACGCAGGCAACGATGGCGCCTCAAGTGGTTTAGATGCAGATTTGCTTGACGGAAATCACGCTTCTGCGTTTGCAAGTAGTGCAACATTCCAGACGTTCGGAACATCAAATAGAGGCTGGCTCATGCCCGATTACGGAGGTAATGCTTCAAACTTCCTTCGGATGTATTATGAGGACGGAACCAAGGAATTAAGATTATATTCTTATCACGGAACTACATCAGGCGCTGCGAATCTAGCACTATATGACGGCTCGGCATACGCAACTGTAACGCCAACTAAGATTGGCAATTGGGACACAGCCTATGGATGGGGTAACCACGCAAGCGCTGGGTATATTACGTCACTGTCCGGTTACGCTACAACAACATATGTGGATACGGCAGTGTCTAATCTCGTGGACTCTGCCCCTACCGCCCTTAATACCCTTAACGAATTAGCCGCCGCCCTAGGTGACGATGCTTCGTTTAGCACCACAGTATCCACAGCCCTTGGCAATAGATTGCGATTAGACTCCGCAGTTGATTATACTACGGCTGAGAAATCCACTGGTCGAAGCAACTTGGGACTTGGTTCCGCTGCCACATCAGCAACCACAGACTTCGCCGCTGCGTCTCACAACCACGACGGTCGTTACTATACGGAAACCGAAGTTGACACCTTACTTGCCGGCAAAGCCTCAACAGAGACTGCTACCACAAGCAAGAACGGCTTGATGTCATCTACGGATAAGACAAAACTGGACGGCATCGCTTCCGGCGCCGAGGTTAACGTGCAAGCGGATTGGAATCAGACTACTACCACTGCTGATGACTACATCAAGAATAAGCCTACCCTAGGAACGGCAGCAGCATCGGCATCCACCGATTTTGTAGCGGCTAGCGGGGATACCATGAGTGGAGATTTGAACATGAATGGTAACGATATATTGAGCATCAGGTCGCTTACGTTATCCAATCGTGAGAAATCAAACATAGAATATG